CCGTAGCAGTTATAGACGAACAGGAAGCAGGAGACAGAATCTCGCCTATGCAAGGTTCCAGCTCTAAGGCTAACCTGCCAGTGTCTACCGCGGACCCACACCGTCCGTTGGACAAAACAGCTGGTGACAAAACTAATCCTTTACAAGGTGATTCCAATCCTAACCCTGAGCAGCAAGACCTAAGTGGTACTAGCAACCCAGAAGGTGGATTAACAAGCCCAGTAGGAAAGGCAGCTTCAGCCAAAGCTTCAAAAGCACCCGGCCTACTAGGCGCAGGCGCTGGCAAAGCACCTAACTTTACAGATACTACAGACGCTCGTACAGTCGTAAACCAACCTAGCTCAGCAGGCAACAGAGGACCTGTTGGCGAGAGTGAAGAAGGTAGCGAAGACGAAACTTTAGAAGAAGTCATTGAAACAGATGATGAAGTAGTAGCAGAGCAGGAAACACCCGCAGAGGACGAAGAAACACAAGCCGAGGCAGTAGAGGCAGAAGAAACTGACGAAGATGAAGACGAAGATGAAACTTCCGAAACACTTTTTGAAGAAGACATTGCTAACTTATTTGCCGATGAAGAGCATCTTTCAGAAGAATTCAAAACAAAAGCAGCCTCATTATTTGAGACTGTTGTTGTAGCTCGAGTCAACCAACAAATAGATCTCATTGAGGACGAACTTGTTGAGGAAGCTAACAAGGCTTTCGAAGAAGCTAAAGAAAAGCTAGTAGAAAACATTGACAAATATCTCAGTTATGTAACTGAACAATGGATGTCAGAGAATGAACTAGCTGTTGAGAATGGCCTAAGGAATGAAATAAGTGAGAGCTTTATAAAAGATCTCAAAGAGACATTCCAAAACCATTACATCGATGTCCCTGAAGACAAATTCGATGTATTATCAGCTCAACAAAAAGAAATAGAGGAGTTGAAATCTAAGTTACACGAAGAAATTAACAAGTCTGTGGAAATCAGCGAAGACAGGGAACAACTACAAAAGGAAAGAGTTTTCCGTTCCGTGGTTGACGATCTAGCTGAAACAGAAGTTGAAAAGTTTGCAACTCTAATCGAAGACGTGTCTTATGACAACGAAGAGATGTACACTCAGAAACTAAATGTTATCAAGGAAAATTATTTTCCTAAAGCGAAAGCTGACGGTAATGAAAAGCTAGAAGATAGCGTTGATCAGGGAACAGCGGGAGACGGAACTATAATGAGCAAATATGTACAAGGTATTACTCAGGCAGTTAAGTTTTCCGATGTTAAAAATTAAAATTTTTATAAATAATTAGGTTATAAATAAATAACAAACGTAAAACAAGGAGAAACTGATGTATCTTTCAGAAGAACTACAGAAAAAGTGGCAACCCGTATTAGACCATCCGGATCTACAAGAAATTAAAGATCCGTATAAAAGAGCGGTAACCACAGTAGTCCTTGAAAATCAGGAGAAAGCTCTCCGTGAGGAGAAGGAAGCTCTTTTCGAGGCTACACACGCAAACCAAACAGGCGCAGGCATCAACAACTACGATCCGATATTAATATCGTTAGTAAGACGTGCATTGCCTAACCTTATGGCTTACGACGTTTGTGGCGTACAACCTATGTCAGGCCCAACAGGTCTTATCTTCGCAATGAAGTCACACTATACCGCTCAAACCGGTACAGAAGCTTTATTTAACGAAGCCGATACAGACTTTTCGGGTGCAGGAACACATGCTGGAGCTAATCCAGTAGATGGCACCTACACAACTGGCGGCGGCGTATCCACAAGCACTGCAGAAGGCTTCGGAGACTCAACTACCCTACAAGAAATGGCATTCTCAATCGAGAAGACAACTGTTACTGCTAAATCAAGAGCATTGAAAGCAGAATATACAGTTGAACTTGCACAAGATTTGAAAGCTGTTCATGGGTTAGATGCAGAATCCGAGCTAAGTAATATTCTTTCACAAGAAATACTTGCAGAAATTAACCGTGAGGTTATAAGAACTATCTACAAAGTAGCAAAAACAGGCTCAGCCTCTACTGCTACTGCTGGTACTTTCGACTTAGATGTCGACAGTAACGGTAGGTGGTCCGTAGAAAGATTTAAAGGTCTATTGTTTAACATTGAACGCGATGCTAACGTAATTGCACAAGACACAAGACGTGGAAAAGGTAATTTTATTATCTGTTCTTCAGATGTGGCGAGTGCGCTTGCAATGGCTGGTGTTTTAGATTATGCTCCAGCATTATCAACAAACTTAAACGTTGATGACACAGGTAATACATTTGCCGGAGTTCTAAACGGTCGTTACAGAGTTTACATTGACCCTTACTCAGCAAACACAGGAGCTGCTAGTCAGTTCTATGTTTGTGGTTATAAAGGCACAAGCCCTTATGACGCAGGTCTTTTCTACTGTCCATACGTCCCACTTCAAATGGTTAGGGCCATAGACCCTAGCACATTCCAACCTAAGATTGGTTTCAAGACTAGGTATGGCATGATTGCTAACCCATTTGTAATGCAGGCAGACGGAACGACTGACGGTGATACTTTCACTGCCGATCGTAACCAGTATTATAGATCAGTAAAAGTTACAAACTTAATGTAAAATTAAGTAGTAACCTTTATAAGGTTAAACAACATTAAAACACCCGCGAT